GCCGCCGGCATGCGCTATCGCGATCCTTTGGATGACTCGTCTTTTAACCTGTTTTGTTTCGGCGTCGCAGACTCATCTACCGGCAAGGAGGCGATCCTGCAGTCACACAATGAGCTGCTGCGCTCGGCTGGGCTTACTCCCGCTTTGGTGGGCGGCATCAAGAGCGAGCAAGAAATCTACCGCAACCTTATCCAGCACCAAGCGGCGTACTATTCCATTGACGAGCTGGGCGAGCACTTCTCCAAAATCACCAGCGCACAAAAGCGCGGCGGGGCTATCTACCTGGAGGGCGTTATCGGCACGCTGATGAACATTTATTCCAAGAGCAATTCTTTTGTCTCTGTCACCGGCGATCTCAAGCGCGAGATCAAGACGATGATGGCAGCAGAGCGGGTCAGGCTGCAAAAGGCCATCAACGACAACGAGGACTCCAATGGCGCTCTTGCGGCCAGGGTTGTCAGGATAGATCAATCGCTAGCATCAATCGATATGGGCATCGAGGCTCCTTTCCTGTCGATCTTTGGGTTGACCACTCCTGAGAAATTCAATGGGCTGATGACCTTTGACCTGGTTGCAAACGGCTTTATGGGCAGGGCACTGATATTCCAAGAGCTGGAGAAGAACCCGCACATCAAACCTCGCGGCAAGCGCGGTCGCAGTGCAGTACCCATGCGGATCAGCAGCGTGCTTTCTTTTTTGTACAACGGCGGCTCGTTTGACAGCACAACCGTGGAGCGCATAGAGCGCATCGGTGACAAGTGCGACATCCAGACCACGCCAGAGGCGGTTGACGCGCTGGACGCTGTGTCAGAGGCGTTCTACGAGCTGTCCTCGACGCATACAGAGTCCACGGGGCTGCACGCTATCCCGCGCAGGGGGTATGAGCTAACGGCTAAGGTGTCGGCAGTTTTAGCCGTGGCAAGCGGCATACGCACGATAGAGCACGTGCGTTGGGCATACGCTCTGGTAAAACGCGATATCGAGCAGAAGATGAAGTTAGCGTGGTCCAACAGCGCGACCGACAAGGGCGATGCTTTAATGGCCAGGATTATGACGCTGGTCAGCAAAGATCACGGGGAGACCATCGGGGTGATCTGCAATCAGTGCCGCACGTATCGCAAAGAGCAAGTGCAGGAAGCGGTCAAGCGCTTGGTAGAGTCTGGGAATTTGGTAGAGATGCAGTACAAGCCGGCACGCGGGAAATCTTCGGTTAAATACCTGTTGCCATAATGATAGAGAGTTGTTAGTGTTGGATTATCCGCAACAAAAACAGGCACTTACAGTTAATGATAGTAAATGATAGTAGACTTTTACTATTGTTGTTTAGCGATAAGTGCTTGAATCCCCGCAAGAAAAAATAAGTCTAGTAATAAAAGAATCATAGTCTAGACACTCTGTCTAGAGAGGCACTATTTCGTCCTTTTTTGGGAGGGTGTATATACTATATATATATATAACTATAATTAATAATAAATAGAATGAAAACAAGTAGTTAAAAGAAAGAATGTTAGTAAAAATGCTACTAGACTTTACTACACTTAATTCCCCCTCATTAAAATATTCTCTCCTGCTATTCCAATAACAAAACAATTTGTCTAACATGCTAATGTTAACTTTCTAACAAACAACCAGCCCTTCTGGGCAGTGGAGCACCAATGAAGCCAGCAGCAGCAGTCCATATAGCCGGACTGGAAAGCCTACAACAAGTAGCAAACGTCACCGGCGTATCACGACAGACGCTGGGCAATTGGCATAAAGACAAACCCGAACTGTTCAAAATTGTGCTCCTGGGAGTAAAAGCGCATCTAATTAACAAATAGTTGTACAAAGGTAAATAGTTTGCTATTGTTCACACATGGCCGCAATTCAGCGGCGACAAAGGAGATAGCAAAATGTTTCAGGTAGCAGCAGTTAGTGATCTGTTCGACGCCGGTAAAGATAACGATGGTCAGGTTTTTGCGGCAGAAGTGTATTACGTAGTAATTGAAAATGGTGCCGGTCGTCGCTGGGCTTCTTATGACCGTTTTCGCGGCGCTCGTCGTGTGGTTGATGATGAGGGTTGGGTTGGGTTCGACGATCTTCGTGAAGAGGCATCAGCCGCTGCCGAGGCTCTGGCTGAAGCTACGGACCAAGTGTTGGCTTCAGGGGGTAAAGTGTCTTTGGAGGATTGGTATCAGATTGATCCGGCTTACGGCTCTCGAGCTTATCAAGAAGACGGCATCGAAATGATCCGCGCTCACGAAGATCGTTACGCAGCTTAATCAACCACGGCCACGGACGGCTTTCAATGCGGAAGACAATATGATCACAATTAAATTTTATGTACACAAAGAAACCTATGAGTTCACCGCTGAGTCTGTCGGCAAGGCAATGGAGCTGTGTAACCGCCAGGTAATTGACAAGTTAGATTTGCATCCTATGTGTTGGGCAGATGCCGGTGAAAATGCATTCACATGCCTCCCTGGTAACTTTTTTGATTAAAAGCGCATTTAATTAACAAATAGTTGTACAAAGGTAAATAGTTTGCTATTGTTCACACATGCCAGCAATAAAGCGGGCCAAAAATAGGGAATAACAAAATGAACGCACTCAACATGAACGGAAAAAAAGACATCTTCGCAGATCAAGAACAGACTTTTATCCACTTGACGCTAATGAATGATGCTGCTTACCAGTGGAGCGTTGCAAATGATGACGTTCAAAATATGCAAATGGTATTGCGCGCATATGGCGAAGTCTTTACCCATGCGTCAGCAGAAAAGCAAATAGAAGTCGCCAAGACTCTGAGCTAACCACCCCCGGCCACGGACGGCCATCAACTAAGGAAACAGAACATGACATACAGCGAAAAAATAGCCAGCACCATCAACGGCGAATTGACTGCCCCAGTTGCACGCCGTAACAAGCAGGCAAGGCGCGGACACAAAGAGCAAACAATTCCAAATGAAAAGTACGTTTTAAAGCTGATCAAGTATTGGAAACGAGCAGCAGCAAAATAACCATCCCCGGCCAAGGACGGCCATCATCAAGGAGAAAAACGTGAAAGAATTTGCTGCAATGTTTGTCTGCTGCGCCCTATCCATCCTGATCGGAATACTGGTGATCCTATGATTAAGATAACTTGGTACTCAATAAGCCTCGGTGCTGACATCAACACCTACGGGGACGGCGACTGGGACATGGACTGCCTGTATGTGCTCGACAGCAAAGGTGGCATATACGAGGAGCTGCCGGCCACTATGCTGACACCTCGCGCAGACATCGAGATTGCTGGTCTAATTCAAGAAGAACTCAACAATATGGAGCCAGAGTGTGATGGCCCAGAAGATATCAATCAACCAGAGTATTTTTTTAGGGGCGTGCGATGCTAGAGCTTGAACAATTCATCGAAGAAAAATCGTTTGCATTGAACCCTTGCCAGGGTGCGCCGATGGTGATCAGCGTAGAAGACCTGCTGGACTGGATGATGGCGCGGACAGATAAACTGGCACTGTCTGCGATTGTGGGGCTGTGACATGCCTATAAAGTTTGATGGGCTTGATGACGCCATTATTGGCGTGACTGCATCCGACGACAAAATTGTCTATGACGCACATCGCATCCTAACCTTGTTGTCTGAGCAAAGCGGCATGTCTGCGGAAGAGGCGATGGAGTTCATGGAGTTCAACATAGTTGGACTATACGCAGGGAAAGGCACACCGATCATCGTATGGCTGGACGACCCGGAGGGAGTGCTTGAGTATGTCTCTACCATCCCAGAAGACTAATAGAAATTTAAGGAGGATGCGATGATGCTGTACGAAGTGCTTTGCATCGCAATGGCAGTGTACTGGGAGGCCCGAGGCGAACCGCTCGAGGGCAGGTTTGCCGTAGCGCAGGTGGTGATTAACCGGATGCACGACCCGCGCTACCCGTCTGACGCGTGCAGCGTCGTGTACGACGGTGGGGAGACTCGCCATGAGTGCGCGTTCTCTTTCTTTTGTGACGGCAAGTCAGACCAGCCGGACACGGATAGCGTTGCGTGGTACTCCGCGCAGCGTGTAGCGCAGGCAGTGTACGAGGGGCGCAGTGCCCCTGTGGTCGGAGACGCTACGCACTACCATGCTAAACGTGTGCATCCTGACTGGGCGAGTAGTGGCTCCGTTGTAGCTACAGTGAATGACCACATATTTTATCGAGGTGTGAAATGACGATATCACTACTACGCGGCTGGCTGAACGTGGCACGTGCGCAGTACGCCCTGTCGCGGGTATACCTGTCAGTAGCAAACAAGAAAAAGACACCGCGTGGCCCCGCCCTTTGCGCTTGCCGACACTGGCGCAACGAGATACTTACAACAGCAATCCAGCTGCGCATCGCGCTGCTTAGGGGGAAGGTATGCACTACGTTTATTGCCAAGTAGGCGGCTGCTTGAATTCAACGAAAGACGCATCAGGCTACTGCGAAAAACACTCGCCAAAGCAAGAGCCAGCAATACCCACTGCCCCGCAAATACTCAAGACCGCAATCGGTCACATGGAAGAACGCGCAGCGACATACGACCAGCCGCAGGGCGAACGCAGCATGGGCAAGACGGTGGCGATGTTCAACACGCTGACTGAGAGCAAGCTCACCGAGGAGCAGGGCTGGCTGTTCATGGCCTGCCTGAAAATGGTCAGGGCACAGCAGGGCCGCTACCGAGCCGACAACTATGAAGATGGTGCGGCGTATTTTGCACTGGCCGGTGAGAGCGCAGCGCAGGAGCGGATATGATGACAGCACTAATACTGTTCGTAGGCTTAACCCTCACCATGTTGACCGGCCTTGCACTAGCGGGTGCGGCGATAAGGGAGGACAGGCGCAGGTTTAAAGACGAGCTGCCAAGCATAGAAGCAGAGCTGGCACTGAATGCCAAAATCAGGGAACTGCAAGGGGTTAACCGGGTGGGTGACGAGTTGACGGAGCGATATAAGTCTGGCGAGCACGTGGGTCGCGTGCGGTCGCGGGAGAGTGGGAAATGAAATTCAAAAAGCTGACTACTACTGCTATCACGCCAACGAGAGGCTCTCCCAACTCAGCAGGGCTAGACCTGTACGCTGACGCCGACGTGCTTGTATCGTCAGGCGCATCAGTGATGCTCGGGACTGGTATCGCAATTGAGATACCGATGAACCACGTAGGGCTGGTGGCTATACGCTCAAGCGTAGGCAAAGCAGGTGTGGCGCTGGCTAACTCAGTCGGTGTCATCGACAGTGATTACCGGGGCGAGATCAAGCTGTGCCTGACGTACACCGCAGGAAGTGGAGGGCACTACATCCGCAAGGGGCAAGCCGTAGCGCAGATTGTAATCATGCCGGTCTTACAAGTAGAGCTTGTCGAGGTAGACGCACTGAGCACTACTGAGCGAGGCGATGGTGGCTTTGGGAGTACAGGAAAATGAAAGACGACCACTATTGGTGGGTCGAATGCGAGAAGGTGTTACTATAAACAAAACTCGTTACAGGACAGTAAAATGACCAAAAATCAACACGGCAAAGGCATTCCGCGCCCCACAACCAGGCAGTATAACCACGCCGAGGTCTGCGCACACGTCTGCGCCGAGCTTCAAAATGGCAGATCTCTAGAGAATATCTGCACAACAGATCCAGGTATGCCCACTGTCGCCGGGTTCCTAAAGTGGGTGAGGAGTGATCCTAACGGCGTGGGTAAGGATTACGCGCACGCACGCGAAATCGGATATCTGATGTTAGCTGATGAAATCGTTGCACTTTCTGACAAGACGCACGAGTGGGTCACGGTACAAGAACTTAACCCAGACGGCGAGCCGATGTTTGATTCGCAAGGCGAACCCCTGCTTAAACAAATGCTCATGCCGCTCAACAGCGACGTCATCGCGCATACCAGGGTGCAGATAGACACACGCAAATGGATTCTGAGTAAGATGCTCCCGAAGATCTACGGCGACAAGATCACCCAGGAGCACACCGGCGCGGGGGGAGGACCAATCACGCTTACAGCGGTTGATCTCAAGAACCTGAGTGATGACGAGCTGGAGAACATGAGCCGGTTGCTCGCTAAGGTTAGCGGTAACGCATGAGCGCAGCCATTAGCCCAGCGGTGATGCTCGGACTGGTCAAGCGAGAGCAGGGGCGTCGTGACGCTTCAGCGTCGCTGTACGAGTTCGTCAAGCAAAGCTGGCACGTGGTTGAGCCAGGCATACCCTTTGTCGAGAGCTGGCACATCGAGGCGATATGCGAGCACCTGGAAGCGGTAAGCGCGGGGGAGATACACCGGCTGCTAATTAACATCCCGCCCCGGCACAGCAAGTCCACCATTGTCTCGGTGATGTGGCCG